CCTTCATTCTCTGGATGCTTTGGATCAGAAACGACCAAGACATTGGCAATGAAAGATAAGCGACGTTTTTGCTTGCGAGCAATATCTTTGTTTGCGTCTGAACCAGAGTTCCAAAGTTTAGTGTTCAACTCACCGACAGGATCGTTTTCACCAAGAGTTGTTAGGGAGTTCTCAATGTACCATTTACCAGTTGGTCCTTGGAAGCCATGAGAAAACAAACGTACCCAAGGCAACTCATCACCTTCTACTCTAGGTAGGAAGCGTAGTGTGGCTGTGCCATTACCTGCCTTGTCGCCTTCAAGTTTCCAGAAGCGATCGTCAACATATGACTTGGTTTCAGTTTGGGGATTTGCGACTTTTTCGAATGCATTTGAAATAGCACCAAAGTCAGAATTGCGCATTTTGCGTAGTGATTGAATATCCATTGTATTTCCTTCGTATTAAAGTATTAATTAGTATCGTCTTGTTTTGTATGTTGAATAAAGATCTCATCAGTTATTCCATCTACCTCATCGACAAATGGATCATCATATTCTTCATCAACATAACTATTTAGCGTTTTCATACCGCCACCTTTTTTACCAGTGGTTTTTCCAGAACGCTGACCAGAAAAATCGTCTTCAAATTTCTTTGAATTTTTGTGATAGGTCTTGCCCATATTACAACTCTGCAATCTCTTCTTTAAATTGATTAAAAACTGTTAAGACTTTTTCTTTATCGTACTTAACAAATCCTCTAACCTTCTCAACTGTGCGTATCTCGTTTTCCCACAGTAATAACATAGAACCATGTTGTTTCCACGTACCAAGTAAATTCTCGAAGTCATCTAAGATCCTAAGGGTTTCAATCCCAATTTGTTTTCCAAGATATAAGTTAAGTATACTTGGATATTGATTTAAAGTAAAGTTTAAAATAGAGTCTTGTTTAATCTTGCGTTTGTATGCATCCATTAGAATTTTATTGCAATCGTCTGCAAAGATTTTCGTCATGGATTGTTTACGTTTTTGCCATGCCAACAAATAAGTCTCAGCTTCTTCTGACGCATAAACAATGTTATCATTACCGTATGCAAAATTTGCAACATAAAATTGAATAAGGTCTTTGTCAACTGGAAACTTACGAGCTAACTTCTCAAACATATATCTATCGTTGCGTGCATGGAATGCTTCACGAGTTCCCTTTACAGAACCTCTGTTCTTAAATACATCGAACGAATCTTTTGAGAAATGTAACTTAATGGCAATGTAATATTTAAATGCTTTAAATCCGTCCATTATACATCTAGCTGTGCTTGTTTAGGTAAATAATTCATCTCACGAAAGTTCATCTCAATCTTTTCCTTGAGGGATTTATTGATGAGAGACTTTACATCTTCTGGTTCAAGGTAGTTCTCTTTACAGTACTCCAGAACAGCATCCATGTGATTGATGCGTTTATCCTTGACCATCTGCTCAATAAGCAAAGAAAATTCATTAGAGTTCTTAAACATAAGATTTCTTCATGTAGTATTCTGCTGCTTTGATTGCTTGTTGGAGTTCACCATACTCACGCATCTTCTTTTTATAGAGATCCCAGATAGGTGTGTTGGTTTTCTCAGGATCCATTTTACGCTCAAACTTATCTAGATACATGCTGAAGAATTTATCTAGACGCATTCGATCAACAAGAAGTTTATGGTGTGTATCTTGGATACCTTGGATGTTACGATCAGTTGCGAACGAAACGATTTTTGTGTAATTCAAATTCATACTATCTCCTCATTGTTGCAATGTCAATGGCTTCTTGATCAGAGAAGATCGGCACTGCATTTGACTTATGCATGGTACCAATACCTTTGATCAAAGAACCTGTATAGACTGGATTTGGTTTTAATGCACATACTCCACCAGTAAAGGGAAGACTTGGAATCTTAGGCATCTCACCACGAGCAGATTTTCCAAGTGAGTACACATCACTGAGTGATTGCTCTTTTTTAACAACCTTCTTTGTGGCATACTTCTTGAGCATGCGTTCCCACTCACTTTGCAACTCTCGCTGCTTTGCGTTGGGTTTATGCTTCTTTGATTTGGTTGGTCCAGTATGTATCATCTGCATAACAAATCCTATTCAGTCGCTATAAGATAATTATACCTGAATTCTGAATTAAAGTAAAGGGATATCTGCTAATCCCTTACCAAGTTGAGGGTTATTTTTTACTAACAGTCTGAGTATCTACCTTGCCATGGGCGATTGCATATGCAACGCAAACATTATCACCTTGCTCATACGCACAACGAACTGCAAGAGGATCGATTCCCTTGACAATTGCAGACTCAATGTTTGACTTCATTGATTCTATTTTATAGTGTTGATAATAAGTTGTACAGGCAATACCTGTAATTAAAACTAAAACCGCACCAATGATAAACGCTAAATTTTCTTTATTATTCATAGTTTCTCCTACCATGTACCATCGTCAACTATCACTCTAACCGAAATTGGCAGCAGTGATATAAAAATGCCTCGCATATTTGGATTGAGTTCATCTGGATGCATGAACTCAAAGGCGAGACGCCAGTGAAATGGATTTAGTGCAAGACTAATCCAAATTCCAGAATACTTTGCGTAGTTACTTAAGATCTTTAACATCGTCGCATAATCCTAATTTTTTGGCTTCAGCAGAACTGAGCCAGATATCTTGTGGAGGAAGTAGATACTCACGAATCTGTTCTTCTTTTAGACCAGTACATTTTTTATAATGAGAGATCATTCTCTTTGTAGTCAAATCAAATTCTTTAATCTGCGCAAATAGTTCATGTTCTTTTCCGAACGAACCCCATGAGTATTGATGCGAAAGAATAGAAGTGTTTGGTGTAAGAATGCGCTGACCATTAGTACCTGCAATAAAAATCATTAAACCAGCAGAAGCAACCTGTCCAAGCCCAATGGTTCTAATTGGTATTGAAGATCCACGCATTACATCAACTAATGCAAACGCAGCATTGAGATCACCACCTGGAGAAGTGACGATCAGGTTAAGCATCTCTGGAGTCTCTTCAGAAAAATTTGATTCAAGAATCCATTCAACTGCCTGTTTGCAAGTACTGAGGGTCACTTCCTCCATCAGTAGAAAGAAAGAGTGCCTCGAACTGTCCTCTTTTAGTGACAGGTTTAATTTTTCCATCATTTTGTTTATCACTTTCTTTATAAAAAATATGTCGACCAATTACGGTAGTTCGTTCAAGTTTCCATCTTGGATTAACATAATCTGCATGATAGAATAATGCACCCTTTGTTATATCATCTATGTTTTCATAGTTTGCATAGGCAAACAAAGCAACGTCCATGGCTTTCTCATAAACGATGCTATTCTTATTTAATTTCACTGGCTCACAGAACCATGAAAATTGGCATGTATATTTATTTCTCTGTTTGACCACACTACAGATAGTATCTGGATATCGTGGGTCTTGAGTTCTATTCAGTGTAACAAGAGCAACGGCTAATTTTCCATCTTTTGGTTCATGACCAGCTTCATGGTAAATGTTCTCAGCCAAACAGTCAACCTGCTGTCTTGCATCTTTTGTTAGTTCATTATATCGAATGTCAAATAATTTAAAATTTTGTGGATATGCAGTTGCGATAAATGTAATTGCAACCATTGTTGATATCAATATGAGTATGTGTATGTACACTCGCATAGTATCTCCTTAATTAGTTAAGAAAGAGAGCGGATGCTCTCTTTCAATCCCGTATCAGGTTGACTTCTTGCTAGTAGTCTTTATATCTTGGGGGACGTTTGAAACAAAACCATTTAGGACTTGCGCCTTTGCAATGATTTCGCTTTCGATTGGATAAGCAGGGAATCCTGGATGATCAGGAATCGTGCCACCATTGATTTTAGCAGATTCGACTTTTGTAGACCAGTCGTTGCTAATTTGTTCACGCTTACCGTAGTATTCCTCAGAAAGCATGTCTTTTGCCATTTTTAAAAGTTCTAGGCGAATCTCGAACGGGGTCAAGTTACTCATGTTTACTCCTTGTGTGTTATGAGTTGTGTGTAAAGATGGTTTTATTGGGATCCATCAACCCACTGTGTATATTATTTAGTATCCTCTGCCTTTTTCTTTGGCGTTGGACGAGTTTTTCCTTGAAGGTTTTTATCGCAAACTACTTCTTTGCTTGGAACGCATTTTTCAACTTTCTTTGGTGGTGCTTTCTTTGCTGGTTCTTTATCAGCTGCAAAGGTTGTAGAAGCAACAGCCATTAATAAAACTGTGATTAAATTTTTCATTAGTCAATCCTCATTGCATTGAAATTTATATTCGGATTCTGTTCAAAAATGTCATTCCAGATTCTGCGCCAGTTTTTAATAAACTTAATATCAGCAACATTTTCTTTCTTGACAAACTTATCAGTGGTAGATGCTATATTATCTTGAAAGATAGAATCACATCCCCATATATTTATATCTTCAAACTCATCAAACTCTAAAAGGAATTCAGCAGCATAGTGGGCTGCGTTATACCAGTCTTTTGGTTTGAAAACATGAAGAATTG